CAGAAAACTGGTTAGCGGCGGCAAATGCTGTCTGCGAAAACCGCAGTGTAAGTTTATTATCTCTAGCCATAGTTGCTCTCCTTTCTTATTATGCGGAGACGCGAACCTTCATGCGGCCGATTGCTCGTGTGTGTGGAACCCAAAGTCCAACACCCCAGTCGAATACGACATTGTGCATGATGCCATTTTCCTTGGAAAGACCAAGGTACTGTGGCTTGAATGGTCCGCTCTGCCAGCCCTGTACATAACCCGTACCGTAACGGACAGCATAGATGTGTGAACACTTACCAGCGTCACCAGCAACACCGTTGTTAAGGGTGTCAGGAATGATGTGGGTTACACCATCTGACTTACGTCCAACTGTACGGACAGTTGCGTTCTTGTACTTCTCAACTGGACGCTGATAGTTGTCCTGCGTCATGTCGAAACCAGCACCGATACCCATAACACGGATGTTAAGTTCGATACGTCGCTTGGTTGCTTCATTCATGTAAAGCACAACGCCATCACCATCTGGCGCGTTCATGTTGTCAAGCAGTTCCTGCATCTTGAAGATGAAGTTGTTGCCAGTCGTAGAGGTGTTGGTGTACAGGTCAGCGGAACCACCTGTAAGAGCCAAGTCCATTTCCGCAGGAATGTCGTAGTCTGCGACATTGTTCATACGGTAAGCAAGACCCGGAAAACAGTCCGCAGAGTTTCCAAACGCAGGGCTGGAAGGGTCATTATTAACGAACTTGTCGTTAAAGTCGTAGGCAAAGCCTTCGAGGAAGATTTGAACCTGCGCTTCGATTGGGTCGATGATATTCGTCTGCTGGTCAAGAAGAATATGGTCAACCAGAATCTTGTTACGAATCAGGTAAAGCGACTCTTCGTAAGACTTTGGCTTACCCTTGACGGCTACTGGCTCGGAGTTTACGCCTGTCCAGTTAGGAGCAGGAATATTCTGGTTGAGGTAGCGCATACCAACCTGCTTGAGGGACGGGCTGGTAAAGAGTGGGATGTCCTTGAGGGCATTCCATGTCTGATGAAGAGATTTTGTAATCTCTTTGACGAGCGGGTCATTGCTAAGTGCTGCATGGTCTGCAAGCGTCAAAGCACCATTGAAATCAATTGCCATTGTTTTTCACCTTAGATGTTGTTACGACTACGAGTTATTCCTAGCAGTTGGCTAAGAGCAGAGCGACCACCGTTTCCAGTAGCCCGATTACCAGTTGGAGCCGTTGGTTGATTGAGTGATTGCGCGTTCCCAGAGGGCGTGGGAGCGGTACGACCAGATTGGAGCCGAGCAAGCAACTCAGGGGCCAACGATTTTGTGAGTTGTTCCACCTGTGCATGAACAAGAGAAGCGGCTTCTTGTGCGTCCATACCTCGCTGTATAAGTTGGTCAACAAATGCTTCATTCTTACGTGCGAGAGGATATTGCGCGTAAGCGGTTTGCTTTTGCTGGCCCACCATGTACTGCGACACTTGCTGCATTGCTTGCTGATATCGGAATCTCTCCAATTCGGCTTGCAACTGCAACTGACTGGTCGTTGGGTCAATCAGGTCGTTTGCTTCTAGGTCTCGATAACGACTTACAATCGCATCTTCTTGAGACTGCACTTCCCGTTGTCGCATCGCTGCTTGGAGGTCTTGTGCTGAGTTATAACCATTTGATTCAAACTCAGAGATTACATCGTTCCAACGATTTAACCTGCTGCTTGCATCATTTGCTTTTTGATTGACTTCTTTGAACCTGTCATATGGAACAGGGCCGGGTTCACCTTGGTCGGTGGTGGAAGTTTTTTCAACTCCCAATAAGTCATATACGTCATATGACTCGGGACTGGAACTTTGATTAACGTCTTGTCCACTAGTTCCGGGTTCGACGACATCCCGGACCATGTCCATAATTGCACTGGAAGTGCCCGCTGTGTCCAAAGCACCGTTCGGCGAGGCCGGTGTCTGTATCGCCATCTCTTCTGACATTTTAATTATTGCTCCCTACTATCTAGTTTTGCCACTGTTTGGCTGGTCTGATGGCAAAATATTCTGTCGTAAAGTTTCCTCTGACAGTTTCACCATAGACTTAGATGCGTCGTTCTCTTGGAGGAGACGACTGCGTTCTCGCATCTTGACGATATCGGCTTCCATCTTTGCTCCCTGTTGGGCCTTTATCTTCTCAATGTCAAGTTGTGACTTCATCTGTTCGGCTTCTGGGTCGAACGTCGATGCAGGTGGTTGGTTTTGTGCCTGCTGTTGTTCCATAGCAAACTGCTGCATCTCTTGAACCTTTTCGTTCTGTGAAGCAAGATGCTCCATGATGAGAGATGTCTCTGGCAGTTTCAACATTCGGACAACAAGCATATTTGTTTCTGGGTCTGCTGGGTCACCAAACAATCCCATCTGTCGGAACGCCATTAGTTTCTGCAACTTTTGGTCTGGTGAATCTTCTTGTGCGGACCCCGGTACATACTCAATTCGATACTGGCCACCTTGACGTATGTGGTCAAAGGTAATCAGCCCGGTACGCAACTCATCGGCAGGCGATTGCTTTTCTTCCATCTGCCCAATAAATGGAGCAACTCCAAACTGAGCAACCAGCGCAACTTCCCACTCTTTAATCAGAGCGTTGCTGATTTCCATGTCTGCACGGATAAACGAGTGCTGGGTGTTATCGGCACGTTGCAGCAAGCGTACAGACTCAGCAGGAGTGCCAGCCTGTGCCATACCTTGAGACACATCATGCAGCCCGGCTACATCCATCATGTCCTTCTCAAGCATCTGCAACATTGGGAATAGGTCTTGACCAATGCCCGGCGCGCGTTGAATTACAGGAGGTTGAGTTGCTTGGTTGTAGTAGATTTTGCGGTAGATTCTGTCTGCTTCATCAATTGAGTCACTCATATTATTGAATGCGTCGGCACCAATGCCGCTCAACTTCTGAATCATTACATAGTCTTTTTGACCCTCAAACTGCTCAATCATCCGGCTATAGATACGGTTGTAAGTCAACTGTAGAGGACATAGGTCGAAACCCAGCGAGTATCCGTAGGTTGTTCCAGCCCGTGGTTGCCAGCGGATTGCAATGAATGGGAATGAGTCTTTCTTCTCATATGGCCAATCACCCGCATAGAGCAACGCCGAGTTTGTGCTGACTATGTATCGCCCCTTTGGATATTGAGCGTTTGGTTTTTCCCAGTACTCATATAGGACGGCTGCGTGTTTGCGGCTTTCAATCTGACCAAGTCTAGCAGTGCTGGCAGGAACCCATCCATTACCACTGCCGTTGCCACCTTCCAAATATGCATCAACATAGGATGAATTCTGGCCAGACATTGCATCTGCTGTAACCTTACGTCCGGCTTCACCATAGTTATCTACAAACCACGACATTGGACGTACGCTGGCGTGAATCATGTACCGGATATCTTCATCACGTTTAGCAGTAGGGTCAATGTAAATGTCGAAGGCTGGAAGGATTTCCTCGCGGACATCTCCAACTTCCATCTGTTCGTAACCTGCTATCTCACCTGTAAATGGGTCGAAGTAAGGAACAGTCTGTACGCCTTTAGCGTCCCAGTAGACTTTGAGATATGAGGTGCCACAAACGCAGGCCCATCGCACTCGTTCTTTCAACTGCGTCTCACGTTTGAACTTGCGGTTAAAGTGGTTGCAGATTATGTTTGCTTCGTCAGATGCAAATCGGTCACTCTCCGTATCTGACAGCGGAATTGCATACGCATCTGGTGACACCTGAGTCAGTTTTCCAACAACGCCATCAATTAGTGGTCGCATCTTCTGGATGGTGATGTACCGGTTTGGCTCATCAGTGTTTTGCAGTTGGATTAGGTTGCGCGTCTGCGATGCAATACGCATCCACTGTCGGCCTTCAAAGAACGAGGTTGCTAAGGCCCACTCAAGTTCCATTTCTTGCCTTGCCCGGTATGCTTGTTGGAAGCAGTCGCGGACAAACATATAGATACGCTTCTGTTCACCTTCATCAAGGTCAGGTTCTTTATCCCAATCTTGGCGACCATGGTCTAGCGTCAGGTCTTCTGGGTTGCGGAGTTTGTAACTACCGTCAGCAAAACTCCCGGGCGTACCCGAATTCTTTGGAGTTTTGAGTGCAGTCATTTTTGCTTGTGGCTGCATCTTGCGCGCCAGTTCGCCAATAATTTCGCCAATAGCCATTAGATGTATTCCTGTTTCGACTTAGTTGGTTTTTTAGGACCTGTTATCCGACGCAATTCTGTCCAGACACAATAAACCGAATAGATGGACATAGACGAAAACAACACGTAGAGAACTAGTCCCCAAACAAAAAGTCTTATATCCATTCCCGTTTCCTATCTTCATTGAGCCATGATGGTCGCGAAGCGCGTTTGCCATCTATCTCAGGACAAGCCACAGGGTATTCACGCCACATCATGCCATACCTAAATGAGTCTATAGCGTGGTCATGTTTTGTGCCGTGGTCAATTTCTTCCGGGTCTTTAGGGTCAGCCATTGTTCGGCTTAATTCTTTGATTAGGTTAGGGCAGTTGCGCGTGATGCGTAGTTTAGGAGCAGGCTTTCCATCCACCATGTATGTTGCGCAGAGATGCTCCTTGATGCGTCTCCATCCTGCTTTGCGGTCTTTGACTGCACGTACAGCAGGAAGTCCACGTTCCCACCAGACTTCTACCGGATACTCACCAATGCGTTGTGCATAATTCTCAGGCGGGAAGGTGTTGGCATAATCAAAAGCAATTGCCTCTAACCTTGTCTGCCACTTACCTAGTCGGTTTTGCTTGTTCGTTGGTTCAGCCATGCCGCGAGATTGTAATAGGTCCAAAACAAGTTGGACCTGTGAACTAGAGACATGACCTTTCTCATACACTTCTGCCAGAGCATAGATATTCTCCTTGTCGTCTGAGGCGTATAGGATGAAGGCACATGGCGCACCAATGCCAAAGTCATGACTTGCCCAAACACGCCACCAAGGTTGAACGTGTACTGCATCAACAACGTGCCACGGCTCGCCATCCGGCCCCCACTCTTTGAAGTCAGGGAAGAACAATCCTCCAACACCAACCTCGTGCTGGCACTCGCGAAGAAACGATATCAAACCGTAGTCATCTATCTCGCGCTGGCAAATCGTCATTGACTTATGGGACCACGTTGGTGTTCCACCCGTAATCCTGTAACCAACACGTCCATCTTCTTTTTCTTCGGTCGTGTATGTAAGATTTTGTACGGCGGGGACGATTGGTGATTGGACGCGATTTTGCAGCATATCGACTTCGCCGCTCAAAACTTTTGACATCACTGAGTTGGCATGGATGCGGTTCTGGACAAATACAATCGCGCAGTCAGTTGACTTTGCAGGAAGAATTGTCTGAGTAATCGTTGCAATCTTTTTATCTACTCGCGTAACGCTATCGTCAAGTTCGTCAATGTCGTCGAAGATAATAAAGTCAGGACGTAGATAGTCTAACTTGACACCACGCGCGCCAGTGTCAAGTCCAAAGGCTAGTACGTTGAATCCGTTAGACGTGCGCAACTTACTTGCGTTCCAGCCCTTACTGAAACCATATTTGTTGACGGCTCGTTCTATGCCACATCGTTCCATTGTTGACGCAATGTCTTGTACGTGACGGTTAGCCGCATCCTGCGTTGCGCAGACGTAGAGGAGAAAACGCCTTGACGCTTTTACGGCAATCCGGCTGGCAATAAGTTCCATCGTGGTACTCTTGCCGCCTCCACGAAACCAACACTCAATCAATGCTGGTGGTGGG